CAAATACTTTAGGCAGTATGATTAAATTAAATCCTGTAAATAGATTACAGCCTGTAGAACTTGGAATACCTAAAGGGGCTATCGAAAAATTAAAAACTAAAGCACCTGTAATTCAAAAACAAATCGACAGCTTAACAGAAAATTTCAAACAAAGAAAATTATTTGCTCTTGAAGGTGAAATGAAAGATGCACAATATCAATCAAGATTGTTAACAACAAGGTCAGATACAAACTCTTTTAAACAAGCAAGTAGAAGTATTACTGAAAGTTTGAATAAAATTAAACGATCTGAAAATTTAAATGCAAATGAAAAGAGAATGATCAATCAATTGATTGGTGAAGTAGATGATGTTGCAAAACCTTTTGCAGATAAAACTATAGCTACACGATATAAAGGTGAAAGAAATTATACACTTGAGGGTGGTGATGATTACCGAGAAACAGTTTGGAGACTGAATGAAGATATTCCTGGTAACTCTGCTGCTAGAAAAACATTTGGTCACTTTGACGGTGTCAGTGAAAACATGGTCTATCACGTAAGATACGATACACGATATACTCCAGATGGAAAAAAGGTTTTTTTAATTCACGAAATACAATCTGATGCTAACCAAAAAGTTGCAAAAGCTTTAACTAAAGCAGAACAACTTTCTGGAGAAAAAAGAATTAATCCATTCCAAAAAGATATTGAATTAAATTTATTATCTCAGAATAGATCAAAGATGTTAAAAGAAATGGATGAGGCTATTGAAGCAGGTCAAACCAATAAAGCAAATGCAATTGCTAAAGACCTTGGAGATATTAACGAAAAAATGAGAATGACATATAGTAGAAGTAGCATTTATGGAAGTGGCACAGAAAAATTTGATTACTTTCCGTTGGTCGAGGCTGATGCTTATGGAGACCATGCTCTTAAATACTTATTGAATAAAGCTGCTAAAGAAAATGTAGACTACGTAGCCGTTGCCCCGTTTGACAAATTAAGTTACAGACAAGGGTACAAAAAGGGTAATGAACGATTTTACGGTTATGCAAGTGGTAAAGGAATTGATGCAAAAGGAAAAGCAGTCATGCCTGAAGTCATGAAGAAGACTGCAAGATTTTACAATTCTAAGGCAGGGCCAGAAAAGATTTCATTTTCAGATCCTAAAAAACCATACAAAGAAATAGATAGAGATCGATTTAAATATCCAGAAACTCACAAACTAAAAGGCAAAGAAATAGATGCTAAATATCACAGAAATGCATTATCAAAAGAAGAATACGAAGGTATGTCTGACAGAGAGGCATTTACTTATATGGATCCTTCAGATCCGAACTTGTATTTTGATGCATTTGCGATTAAGGTGTCACCACTTATGAGACAAACTTTAAAAACCTACCGTAAGGAAGGTGGATTAGTAGTAGATATATTTAAACCAATAAGGTAGTATAAGATATGGCTGTAGAAAAGAACAACGAAGAAATCACTATTGAAGATAAAATTGAGGAAACAATCGAAGAGCAACCAGAAGGTTTACCTGAGGTAGAAGTCGAGGGTGAAGAAACGGTTGAAGAAAGACCTCAAGATGATTTCAATGCTAATTTAGCAGAGTCAATGGATGAGCGAACGCTCAAACAAATGGCTTCTGAACTTATTGATGAATACAAAAAAGATAAGCTATCCAGAAAAGAATGGGAAGACGCTTATATTAAAGGTTTAGATTTATTAGGCACCAAGTATCAAGAAGTAACAAAACCATTTAAAGGAGCTTCCGGTGTCACGCATCCTTTACTCGCTGAATCCGTTACACAATTCCAAGCACAAGCTTACAAAGAGTTAGTGCCAAGTGATGGTCCTGTAAGAACACAGGTTATCGGCTTACAGACACCGGCTACCGAACAACAAGCAGATCGAGTTAAAGATTACATGAATTATCTTCTAATGGAAGAGATGGAAGACTACACAACTGACATGGATCAGATGTTATTTTATTTACCATTATCAGGATCCACATTTAAAAAAGTTTATTACGATGCATTACTCGATAGACCTGTATCCAAATTTGTACCTGCTGAAGATTTAGTTGTACCTTACTTTGCATCAGATTTAAAAGATTGTGAAAGAATTACTCATGTCATTAAGATGACACAAAACGAAGTCATCAAAAAACAAGCTGCAGGATTTTATAGAGACATTGAATTGATAGAATCTAATTCTGAGCCAGATGATGTTCAGAAAAAATTAAATCAATTAGAAGGAATCAAAAGAACAGGTGATGATTACTTGCATAATATTTTAGAAATGCATGTAGATTTAAACTTAGATGAATATGAAGACTTTGATGACAAAGCTAAGAAAATTAAAATTCCATATCTTGTAACTATTGATGAGGGATCGGGAGAGATTTTATCTATTTATAGAAATTACAAACCAAATGATATTACGTATTCAAGAACAGAATATTTTGTACACTACAAATTTTTACCAGGACTAGGTTTTTATGGTTTTGGTTTAACTCACATGATTGGTGGACTATCACAAGCTGCAACTCAATCATTAAGACAATTGATTGATGCAGGAACTTTAAAAAATTTACCTGCTGGATTTAAATCTAGAGGGATTAGAGTTAGAGATGATGACCAACCTATTCAACCAGGAGAGTTCAGAGATGTTGATGCACCTGGTGGAAACATTAGAGATCAGTTTTTTAATCTACCATTTACAGAACCAAGTGTTACTTTATACAATCTTTTAGGTTTTGTAGTACAAGCAGGACAAAAATTTGCTGCTATCACAGATTCAAATATTGGTAATGACGTTCAAAATAGAGCTGTAGGTACAACTGTTGCTCTAATGGAGAGAGGATCACGAGTAATGAGTGGTGTTCACAAGCGATGTTACTATGCAATGCGTTTAGAATTTAAAATTTTAGCAAGAATTTGTGGTGAATCACTTCCACCAGAGTATCCATATGATGTTTACGGTGGCCCTAGACAAATTAAATCTGCAGATTTTGATAACAGAGTCGATATTTTGCCTGTTGCAGACCCAAATATTATGTCTATGGCACAAAGAGTGACACTGGCACAAACACAATTACAAATTGCACAGTCAAATCCAGCAATGCACAACCTTCACGAAGCGTATAGACGTGTTTATGAAGCGTTAGGCACTAAACAAATTGAAGCAATTCTTAAACCACCACCAAAACAACCAGAACCATTAGATCCAGCTAAAGAAAATGCACGTGCATTACAGATGAAACTACTTACAGCGTTTGAATTTCAAGATCATGACGCTCATTTAGCTGCACACATGGCATTTATGCAATCTAGAATGGTGCAAATTAATCCACAAGTGTATGCATTACTACAATCACACATTTCAGATCACGTTTCATTCAAAGCTAAAGCTGAAGTTAAGGCTATGTTAATGGAAAATCCACAAATGACTGCAATGGCACAACAAGATCCGCAACAATTTGAAATAATGTATGAAGCTGAGGTTGCAAAAGTTGCTGCACGTATCACACAAGAGCTTGTTCAAGGTGAAATGCAACAACAAGCAGGTAAACAAGACCCATTAGTTAAAATTAAACAACAAGAAGTTGATTTAAGAGCTATGGATCTTCAAAGAAAAGCTGAAGAGACAAGATTTAAAGCTGAACAAGAGCAAATGAAAGAAGCAGCGCGTTTAGATTTTGAATATAACCGATTAGCACAACAAGATGAGCAGTCTGAGAACAGATTAGACATTGCAAGAGAGAAATTAAAGCAAAAATGAGGAAAGGATTAAGTGGAGGGAAAAAATATGGGCCACCGCCTAAGAAAGGACCCAATCCACAAGGAATCAAACTCAAAGATGCAAAAAAACTCTTACGAAAAACTCTCAAAAAGAAGTAAAATTATCTGGCTATCAGGTTTATTTGATGGCGAAGGTAGTTTTGGTATTTGGTCTAAAGGTGTAGGTAAAAAAAGAGCCTTTGCAGCTACAATTGAAATGGGTGATGAAGATATTATCCAAAGATTTCAAGATATGTTTGGTGGTGTTGTTTTTAAAACCAAGAAAAAAGAAGAAAGATTTAGACAATTGTGGAGATGGCGTTGTGTAGGCGATAGGGCTTACGATTGTGTTGATAAAATGATAGAATATATGGGTACAAGAAGACAGGAGAAATACCATGTGGTTAAAAGCGATATCCTTAGCCGTTAAAGCCGGTTCTCACATTTATCAGAACCGTCAAAAGACGAAGATGTTGATGTCTGATGCACAAATGCATCATGCTGAAAAGATGGCTAATGGACAAGCCGAGTATCAGGGCAAATTATTAGAGGCAAGACAATCGGACTGGAAAGACGAATTTATTTTATTATTATTGTCGGCTCCAATTGTACTTCTTGCTTGGGCAGTATTTTCAGATGACCCAAGTGCCATGGAGAAAATGAAATTATTCTTTGAATATTTTTCACAATTACCATTTTGGTATCAAACAATTTTTGTCGGTGTAATAGCATCGGTGTACGGTTTAAAAGCAACAGATTTAATTAAGAGGAAATAATGCCATTAAATAAAAAAGGTAAAAAAATTAAAAAAGCCATGACTAAACAATATGGTAAGAAAAAAGGTGAAAAAGTTTTCTATGCTATGGAGAATTCTGGTAAACTAAAAAAAGTTGTAAAAGCTAGAGGTGGTATGGACGCTTCACAATCAGACTTTGGAGGAGGATCTAAATCGTCAGGTGGTGGAGGAGGAAGAGACAGAGATTATCAACAACGTGGAATGAGTAAAGCTGATTATGCAAAATCTAAACAGACTCAAAATTTTGGTGGAAGAAGTAAAATAGGACCACCAGTAAAAGATGTACCCTTTAAAAAACCATTAAATTTTGCTCAAAGCACAGCATTGGGTTTGTTAGTGCCTTTTAGTGGCACAGCTATAAATCTTGCAGCTAGACAAAATTATGAAGGTAGACAAAAATTTGCTAAAAAACAAGGATTGTATAGAGATGCTTATAAAACCACAGGCAAAGTTTTACAACCAAATTCACCAACTGGTAAAGATTATTTAAAAGATGCAGGATATGGAAAACGACCTGAAATGCAACCAGACAGAGATGGCCCGCCACCTATACTTCCTCCAGTTTCTCAAGTAGCACAAGTTAATGAACCTTTAACTCCATTATCATCTTATACAAAACCTACTGTTACAAACGGTAGATTCAATTACAGTGTGGGTTTTAAAAGGGGTGGTTTATTGAGACAAGGTAAACC